AATTCCTGAAAGAGCAGGAAGTAGACAACATGAGTGCCGCTGCTACAGGCCTTGCTATCGCTCTGGGAAGCATTATCGGGGCTACAGACCAGCCTGAGATGATGTTTCAGGGAATGATGGGCTTGGTCAAGTCTATAGCAGACGCACAAGTGTTCGGCACAAAAGTAACCACACACGGAGTAACACAATGAGCAATTCAACGAATAACGCACTTATTCCCTACAACGATGTAGAAAAGATGGGTTCTGCTATTGCTAAATCCAACTTGTTCGGCGTAAAGACACCTGAGCAAGCAGTTGCTCTCATGTTGATCGCACAAGCAGAAGGACTGCACCCTGCTATTGCAGCTCGTGACTACAACATCATTCAAGGCCGTCCAGCACTCAAAACAGATGCAATGCTGGCTCGTTTCCAGCAAGCAGGTGGCAAAGTACAGTGGGAGGTATATACAGATGCTGAGGTCAAAGGCACTTTTAGCCATCCGCAAGGAGGCACGTTGTCCGTCTCGTGGACTTTTGCACAAGCAAAGGCTATCGGGCTTACAGGCAAAGATAATTGGCGTAATTACCCTCGTGCGATGCTCCGCGCTAGGTGCGTATCTGAGGGCATCCGCTCCGTCTATCCGGGCTGTGTCGTTGGCGTCTACACGCCTGAAGAGGTCGAGGACTTTTCATCACCTACGCAACCAGCGCCATCGTTCACGCCTGCCCCTACACTTGAAGTTCTAGAAGACGTACGAGGTGAGGAAGTCTTCCCCCTGTTCGTTCCAGGCTCTCCAGAACCTCACAAGGTCTACAACACGCTAGAAGAATGGCATACAGGCTTTACAGCTATGGAAGCCCGTATAAAGCTCTCTACGAAGCTGGATGACGACATTAAGGAGCTGAAGCTGTCTGACCTTGCAGAGTGCAATAAAGAGCTTTTAGATGCGTACTATCAACAGCCTGCTGCCAAGTAAAGAGCACGTAGAGGCATGGGTAGAACGAGTAAGACATAAACTTAAACCAGAGATTACAGAAATGGCGTACGATCAAAAGAAGGGCTTTGCCCACAAAGAAATGCCCGGTTTCGGGGTTGCTTACCAAGTCCTGCAACAGGAAAAGAAAACAGAAAAGTCACCAGACTATGAAGGTTTCGTCGTCCTGAAGTTCGACTACAAAGCAGGAGAAAAGCTGCAACTGGGCATGTGGGCTAAACCCACTTCCAGAGGCACTACTCTCTTATCCTTGAAAGAAAACACCTTCCGCAAGGAAAAGGCTGCTGAGCAGAATCGCCCTGTAGAAGTGTCTTACTCTTACAAACCCCGTGTGCAAGCAGGGGACGATGAGGACGATATACCCTTTTAAAAAGGGATGTTGTATAATACCTTTTTAGGAGAAATCTTATGAAGGTATGCAGAGAGTGCAACGTAGAAAAGCCCCTGTCTGAGTTTTACAAACAATCGACGATGGCTGATGGACACCTTAACAAGTGCAAACCATGTGTTAAGGCTAGAGTCAACCAACATCGGCTAGAAAACTTAGACAGGATTCAAGAATATGACCGTAAGCGAGGAATGGAGCCTAAACGAGTTGCTGCTCGTAAGGAATACATCCAAACTGAGGCGGGCAAAGCAGCTCGAAAAAGAGGATCAGAGAACTACAGGAAAAAGCATCCGATGAAATATGCAGCCAACGTCATTGTGAACAACTACATACGTGACGGGAAGTTGATAAAACCATCAAATTGCTCTGTTTGTAATTCCGATCATCTAATAGATGCACATCATGACGATTACACCAAACCTCTCGTCGTCAGATGGCTTTGCCGTAAATGTCATGCTTTTTGGCACAAATTTAACGAACCAATCTACGAATAATGGCTACAAAAGTATCACCCACACAGAGGAGTCTGGCTTACCTACGTGAGCTGGGCTACCATGTCGAGATTGTTGAAAAGTGGAACCACTTTACCAAGCAACGTAAAGACCTGTGGGAGTGGGCAGACCTGCTTGCTATCCGGCGAGATGAGGTTTTAGCCGTACAAGTAACTGCTTCAGCCGTATCAACTCGTATAAAAAAGATAGAGGCTTCCGACACTCTCCCACTCGTGAGAGAAGCCAACATCCGTGTAGAAGTGCACGGGTGGCGTAAGTTAAAAGACGGGAAATACCACATTCGTGTGGTTGACCTGTCGTAGAACACCCAGTCTGAGGGGCACTGCCGCAAGGCAGGAGTTAGGACGCTGCTAGCAGACCAGCGATCAGACAGTCTGCCTTCACCTAACTTTTAAAGGAAAAATATGAGTAATCCACACATCCTGATTGCAACTCCTATGTACGGTGGCATGTGTACAGGCTACTACACGCAAAGCATGGTCGGTGTAGGCCCGTATATGAAGGAAAACAACGTAGACATCAGCATCACCATGATGTTTAACGAATCCCTCATCCAACGAGGCAGAAATGCGCTTGTAAACCAGTTTATGCACAACACCCAGTGCACTCACCTGATGTTTATAGACGCAGACATCAGATTCAGCCCCGTAGACATCCTAAAAATGCTCCAGGCTGACAAAGAAGTCATCTGCGGTATCTATCCCAAGAAAGAGATCAACTGGGCTTCTGTAGAGGCTGCTGTACACCGTGGAGTGCCTACAAATGAGTTGACCAACCACACAGGTGCGATGGTTATCAATTTAAAAGACTATGCAGGTGAGGTAACAGTGCCTGTAGACCAGCCGCTAGAGATCTGGAATGGCGGTACAGGGTTTATGCTGATAAAGCGTGAAGTGTTTGAGAAAATGAAGGATCACGTTGACAGTTACATCAACAACGTGAAGGTACTCAACACTGAGCAGCAAGCTGAGCGTATTTACGAGTATTTTCCCGTCTTTATTGACGAGCATGAACTTCTGCTGTCTGAGGATTTTGGCTTTTGTAAAAAAGCACGAGATCTCGGAATTAAGATCTGGGCAGCACCCTGGGTGAAGTTAGGCCACTTCGGGACTTACCTGTTTGAAGGTGGCCTGCTACCAGCAGCTTAACGGCAGCCCCAGCGTCTACGAGCGGCTTTACCCCGCTCTCCCTTCCAAGATTTAGACCGAGCACAGAAAGACTTGTGTCTCGGGCCTGATTTCTGAGGGGCTTTAAGTTTAGAGCCTGTTGCCTTGTTGTACTTGGCACGGCCTTTAGCAGTTAAGCCCCCGCCCTTAGAAACAGGCAGTTTCTCGCCCCTACCGACAGAAAGATTAGGCTTTTTTGCCATGTTTGCTCCAAAAACCCGTTTTTTCTTGTCGCGGGGGACGATATTGAAATTTATAGAATTTAGGCCAAGAACAACTCAGATTCTGCTTGGCGGCGTGTCACCAACCCTTGCAAAACGTGTCCAGCAGCCTTATTCCACTCTTTAAACTGATCAGCAGCACCGTCATAGTCACCCTCGTTCAGCTTCTTCAGCAAAGTACTGTTTTTTAGGTTGCCCATACCCACGTTGTAAGCGAAGCTGCACAGAGCTGCCTTCTGGTTATCGTTGATCTCAACATGAACAACAGCATCAATCCTGTCGCCCAATGTATGCAGACGGTTAGACAGGTCGGTGTCTGCCTGCTCTTGTGACCACACAACACCAGGATGGATGTCTGGGCCTGTAGCACCGTAGCCGATAGTCCAGGGATCACCGCCAGTGCCGGGATCTGGGTAGGCTTCTAGCTTACAGCCTTCGTGACGCTTAATCTCTTCAGTAGCAATGTCTAACCAGCTCATTGTTTAGGCTCCAGTAGTGAGTTGTAGGATGCGATACAGGCGTTCAGTTTTTCGATGGCGTTGTCGCCTCGTTCTGTAAGGGAGACAAGAGCTTGAGCAGCTCCTGGGTCAATGTTGCAGCTTCCGGCGTTATTTGTTTCGGCAGCGGAGGTATTGCTGGACACTGTGCCACCACAGGAACCGGCGATTGACAGCCTAACAGCGCCAGAGGCAATGTTGCGATTAAGATCTTTTGCAGCTTGCTGAGCTTTTGCTTGCGCGGCTTCCAGATCGCTAGAAATGTGGGCAATGCTTGCGTTTCGTTCATCTGTGACCTCCTGAGCATGTTTGTTTGCAGCGTCGAGGGCAGCTTTTGCCACCGCACGTTCCTCTTCTATACCTTTTTGAGCATAACCATAGCCACCAAAAGCACTGGCTAAGCAAATACTGAATAGCGCAACCCAGAAGTAAGGATTAAGTAGCATTTGTCTTTGCTCCGTCAGCAGTTCTTTCCTGTGTCTTACCCCACGAGCTTACACCCAGCACAGCACCCATAGCTAAATGAAATAACCCACCGTTTTGCAACGTCATCGGTTGCCACTCACGGTAAGCATCATTAACCGCTTGTGTTTCAAATTGTTGAACATAGAAGTACAAGCAAGGGCCAAGCACAAAGTCAAACAAGCAAATAAAACAGTATGTAAAGCCCATCAAGCCCCGCCAGTGGCGTGACATGAACGATTCAGGCCGCTTAACTCTTGCGCTTGTAGCCATGATGCTGTTCTTTCTTTGCCGTGTCTACTATGTCAGTCACAACATAGTAGCCACCAGCAAATAAAACAATTAGCAGAACAATCACAAGAGCCACAATCATGAACTCTTCTTGTTCTTCTTTTTGCTTCTTAGCCCTGTCTTCAGCAGCCTGGGCAGCATACTTGTCGGCCTTGTCCATCTGACCAGCACGCTCTTTAATCTTGTTCCAGACATCCACCTTGCCAGCCTGCATGAATAGCATCTGGAGTTCTGCCTCAAACTGCTTAGTCTGCTCCAGCGCCATCTCAATCTGGATGGCTGTACCCATGTTAGAGGCTTTACCGGAGTCTTTAGCTTCTTTGACCGCCTGGACTGCGTTTGTCTTAGCGTCGAAATACTTACCCAGAACAGGGCCGAGAGATCCTACGTCGTCAACCGTCTGGCTGACTTTCTTAACCAGCTTAACAGCCGACTGGATCGCTGCTAGGGCGGTTAGGGGATCAATCATGTTACCCCCGATTAAACAGACTGTGAACTATAGAGCCAACAATACCAGATAAACCAGAAGCGATAGCCATACCCACCCAGAACCCACCCTTAGACTTGTTAGCCATTTCAAGGAGCTGTTTGATGTCACTTTGCATGGAAGAGACTTGGGTTTCAAGTGCATCTACCTTTGCTATAAGCTGACCATACTGAATAGGATCTATCTCTGCCATTTACATACCTTCACCTGGGCAGACGTAGACAGCAGGTGTTCCAGCAGAGCCAATAACACGCACGTAAACCGTTTGTGTGGGGCTGGTCTGCAAAGAGCTAATCACCTGATAGCCAAACGCAGGAACAGGGTAAACCGCAGTACCAGCAGCGTTAGGCACAGCAGCGTTAGCAGTAGCAGACGTTGAAATAGAGACAAAAGCCGTGTTAACGGTGTCGCTGTTAATCAACGAGTATTGCTGGCAAGGAGAATTAGCAGCGATAGCAACTGCGTTTGATTGAGTACCTGATGTGGCTTGTTGCACCAAGTAGGTGTTGCCCATAGGCTGGAAAGCTGCATTAAGTGCCATCAGTAAACTCCTCTTCCACCACCACGGGTAGGACTCTTC